TTTTTATCTGAGGAAGTATTAGTAAATTATGATGATTTATCCTTAATTGAATACCCAAATATCCATTTTGTTGGAGATAGTTTAAGTTCAAGAGGAATAGCGGTAAGCGCCGCGCAAGGTATATATAGTGTGCAAGATGTATATTTATAATAAATGATAGGAATCTATAAAATAATTTCTCCATCTAATAAGATATATATTGGACAATCCATTAATATTGAAAAAAGAAAAAATCAATATAAAATACTTAATAAGAATTGTATTGGCCCTAAATTATATAACTCTATCAATAAATATGGTTGGAAACAACATAATCATGAGATAATTGAAGAATGTAATTTAATCCAATTAAATGAACGAGAAATATATTGGAAACAATATTATATTAATTTATATGGTTGGTCTAAAATGTTGTTTTGTGAACTATATGATAGAGGTGGAGGACCAAAATCTGAAGAAACCAAACAAAAACAAAGTATATCCCAAAAGAAAAATCTAGCTAGACCTGAAATAAAAGAAAAAAGAAAAATTAACTGTAAAATAGCAGCTAATATGCCTGGAGTACAAGAAAAAGCTGTGGTTAATACTGATTGGGTTAGTCGTAATAAAAAATTAAAGAAACCTATAATCCAGTTAGATTTAAATAGTAAATTTGTTAAAGAATGGGATTCTGCTAAACAAATACAATTATCAAATAAAGGAATGTGGGCTACAGATATTACAAGATGTTGTAAGGGTCATCAAAAAACAGCATATGGATTTAAATGGACATATAAATTATAATATTTATTATCAAATAGCAACTAATGGCAAAAATAGTATTATTAAGTTGTACTAAATCAAAACTAAGCAAACCAGCTCCAGCACAGGAACTATACTCTGCCTCTCCAATGTTTCAAAAGACATTGGAGTATGGCAAGGCGCTTAAACCTGATAAAATGTACATATTATCAGCAAAGCATCATCTCGTACCATTACAAAAAGAACTAGCCCCATATGATAAAACATTGAAGGAAATGCCAAAAGATGAAAAAGAAAAATGGGGTGAAGAAACAATAAAACAAATGAGATCAGCAGGTATTAATCCTAAAAAAGATCAATTTATATTTTTAACTGGTTCAGAATATATGAAACCATTCTCAAAATATATTCCAGAAGATAATATTGAAAAACCAATGGAAGGAAAACGTTTTGGTGAACGTTTAAAATGGTTAAATAGTCAAGTTAATAAAATCCAAGAAATAATTAATAAAATAAAAATAGTAATTTATGAGAATCTTAAAAGAGCAGCTAAACGAGTATATTAAGCTCTACTTAAATGATATTGAAGATTATGGTGATGATAATGAATTAATCATAGCTGAAATGACATTATCTAAACTACAAAATAATTTAATTACAGAATCTGAATTTGATTTACAGCAAGTAATGACTGAAGCTATAAACAAATCTCAAACTAAATCAAAAATTATTTTAAATGATTTTCTTACATATGTAGAAAACATGTAAGTTTGGCTTTTAGATTTTACTTTGTTATATTCATAGTATGAAAATAGGTTTATGTGGAACAATGAGTGTTGGTAAAACAACACTTGTTAATGCTCTTAAAGAATTAGAGCAATTTAAAAATTATCAGACAGTAACTGAACGTAGTAAATATTTAATGGAACTAGGTATACCATTAAACACAGATTCAACATTACCAGGTCAGTTTGTATTCATGGCTGAACGAGCTAGTGAATTACTACAAGAAAATATCATTACTGATAGAACAGTGTATGATGTATGTGCGTTTACATTTAGTGCTAAATCAATTGATTTTTCACAAAAAAGAACATTTGTTGAAGCAGCTATACCATTAGTTAAAATGTATGATATAATATTTTATGTATCACCTGAAGGAGTTAACATTGAAGATAACGGTATTAGAACAACTGATCCTGATTATCGTACAAAAATAGATATGGTTATTCAAGCTATGTTAGATGAATATCCACCAAATAAATTAGTTAAAATATCTGGAACCACTGAGGAAAGAATACAACAAATTAAAGAAGCATTATCTTTATAATATTTATACATAAATAATAACCATGAGAAAAATAAATATTCGTCAAATTATTAAAGAAGAAATAGATATTGCTTTAGATGAAATGGCTCGTGCCAAAGTAATTTACACAGTTAAAGATAAACCATCATTACAAAAAGTAGTAGATGCAACTAAAGGTAATACTAAAATGGCTTTACAATACCTTTTAGATAAAGGTGAAATGGTTATAGCTGATTTAGCTAAAGAATTAAAAAAAGATCCAGCTACATTTAATAACCCAGGTTTCAGAAAATTAATGTCAGACTTATCTGACAAAAATGTAGTATCAATGAATTCAGCAGGTACTCCATCTGTTCCAAGTATGTCTAAAGTAGAAAAACCTGCTCCTAAAGTTGATATGACTGTTGGTAGTGATGATTTTGAAAAAGAAATGCCATCAGATATGGATGTAATGGCTGGTGAAAAAGAATTTGGTGATGTTGGTGCTGAAAAATTAGCTGATGAAGAAAAAGCTAAATTTGAAAAATTAAATTCAGCTATCAGAAATAAAGTAGCTAAATTAGAAAAAATGTCTACTAAAGACAGAGCTAAATCAATGGATTTAGTTATTGTAAAACAAATTATTAACAAACCTGAAGTTAAAAAATTATTTAGATCTAAAGGTATAGACGTGATGGACTTGGTAAGTTCAGTTATAAGCTAATTTGAAAATTAAAATAGAACATATTATTATAGCTATACTTGTCGTTGCATTAATTTTGCAACGACAATGTTCTTCTCCTGGTAATGTGACTGAAAAAATAACAATTGAAACCAGATATGATACTATAAAAAAAGAAACACCAATATATATTCCTAAATGGAATACACGTACTAAAGTAGATATAGATACTTTTCTTACTCCTGTAGATAGCTTGGCTATATTAAAGGAATTCTATACATTATATAATTACATAGATACAGTAGGAACGGATAGTGTTAAAATTGTTATTAATGATTCTGTTACAACAAATAAAATAATAGCAAGACAAGTAAACTATAAAGTAATATATCCAACTATTACCATAACTAAAGAAAAAACACTAAACAAAACACAGTATTTTTATGGTTTTGGAATAGGAGCTGGAAATAGAGGTTTTAATTATGTGGGTCCTGAACTTATGTTAAAAACAAAAACAAATAAAGCATATGGATTAGGCGTTGGTGTTAATAATAACCTATCTCCAGTTGCTAATTTTAGAATGTACTGGAAAATAGGTAAATAATGAGTCAAGACTTAAAAGAAATAATAAAACAAGAATACATAAAATGTCTACAGTCACCTGAGCATTTTATGAAAAAATATTGTAATATTCAGCATCCACAACGTGGGCGTATTATTTTTAATTTATATCCATTCCAAGGTAAAGTATTAAATTTATGGAGAGATAATCCATATTCTATAGTACTAAAATCACGTCAGTTAGGTATTTCTACATTAGCAGCCGGGTATTCTTTATGGTTAATGTTATTCCATAAAGATAAAAACATATTATGTTTAGCTACCACACAAGAAACAGCTAAAAACATGGTTACTAAGGTAAGATTTATGTATGATAACTTACCGACTTGGTTGAAAATAAAAGATATAGAAAATAATAGATTAAGTTTAAAATTATCTAACGGTTCAACTATAAAAGCTAAATCATCTAATAGTGATGCAGCACGTTCAGAAGCAGTATCATTACTTATAATTGATGAGGCAGCATTTATTGATAATGTAGCTGAAACATGGGCTTCCGCACAACAAACCCTAGCTACTGGTGGTGGAGCTATTGTATTATCTACACCTTATGGTACTGGTAACTGGTTTCATAAAATGTGGGTATCAGCAGAATCATCAACTGATGATGGTACTGGTAAAAAGTTCTTACCTATTAAGTTACCATGGTATGTTCATCCTGAAAGAAATGAATTATGGAGAAAAGAACAAGATGAATTATTAGGTGATCCTAGATTAGCAGCACAAGAATGTGAGATCGGAAG